TTCTGCCCATTGTTGCTTTCCTACAAAATCATCCGATAGAATCTGAGATTGCAGTAGGTCTTGACTGCTCGAGTCCCAATTGGGAGAAATTGATGCAGTACGTGTTTGAGCACGGAAAAGACCGAATTCTTGGATTTGATTATAGCAAGTATGACAAGCGCATTCAATGTCAGCTTTTGAGAGCTGCGATGAAGATTCTGATAGTCTTGGCGATCAGATTAGGCTATTCAGATGATGCTGTCGCTTGCATGATCGCAATGCATGATGAATTTTGCAAACCAGTGGTGGATTGGAATGGAACTCTTTTCCAATTTTTGAATTCTAATCCGTCTGGAAACAATTTGACGGTGATTCTTAATTCAATTGTCAATGCTTTATTAGTCCGAAGCTTCTTTGCCGAGGCGTGGATGAAAGAGCGAAATTGTTCTCCGGAAGCTTTTCGGAGGTGGGTGCACTGCACTTTTTACGGAGACGATGCACTCATGACAGTTAAGAAAGGGATGAAAGGATTCAACAATATCGCCTACCGAGATTGGTTAGGTGAGAAAGGAATGAAGATTACACCACCACAAAAAGATCAGGAATTCAGTGAATTTCTAGCCGAAGAAGATGCAGACTTTCTGAAGCGTAAGTCTGTTTATCATCCCGATTTTAAATGTGAGATCGGAGCATTGGAACCAGGTTCTATTACTAAGTTCCTCTATTATCGGCTAAGGAGTAGTGCAACTGACGAAGAACACCTATGCAGTTCATGCGCCAGTTGTCTGACTGAGGCTACCCTACATGGTAGAGCCTTCTTCGAGCAGATCCGAGATGGATTGCTCAGGATAGAAGAAGAACTCGACATCAACATCCCTGCACTTCGCTTGACTTACGACCAGCGAGTCGAGCGTTGGCACAAGCGATTTCGTGCAGAGCCTTAGATTTTAAATTTCCTGACGACAATGAGTGTTATGGAGAGACACGAAATAAACACTCTCCCCTTGTAAGTTTGGTGAACACTTTGAGTTCACAAGCGTTGGATGGCGCGAAGAAAGTCCTGGACATTTTGTTCACACCCCCATTACTATGGGCAATAACACGGATAAGGTCTAGGCCGTCGGTAGAAGAGCAAGAAGTGAATTCTTCTGCCGATGTTGGTGGAGGCGATGCTATTAACTCTGAGACAGTAAGAGCACCAGTTCAAACGTTTATCGACGCAAATGCTGGAGCTGATGATGGCATTGATACATTTTCTGACCCATTGAGACAAATTACGGAGGGTAATGGAGCTTTTGCAGATTGGTTTGGTAGACCGACTCTGATTAAGAGCATCTCATGGGGTACAGGCACGTCTCTTTCAAGTTTTCTCGATCCTTGGACAACCTACATGAATAAGTCTGATATTTCCAATAGGATTTCTAACTTTCAAATGGTTAAGGCCACAATGAAAGTTCGATTTCTACTAACGGGAAACCCATTTTTGTATGGGCGTGCGATGGTTGACTATTTGCCTTTGCACACCCAGAGTCAATGGGTTCAGAATAGACCTTTGATAGGTTTGGACACTATTGAGGCGAGTCAGAGACCTCGCTTATTTTTCAATCCTTCTAATTCCGAAGGTGGGGAGTTGACTTTACCAATTTTCACACCAGCAAACTATATAAGTTTGAATGATGAGAGTGTTTCCAAATTGGGACAGCTCACATTTAGACAGATTAACC